GGAATCGGTTGATGGAGAAAATCACCCTGCATTTTTAGCCTTCACTTTCTGAGCCGTTTTACGAATGGTAGCAATGTAAGAAGCAACGGTGTCGATGTAGTCGGCATCATTAATTGCATCTTCTTTAATCTTACGAGACATAATGCCGCTATCAGCTTTCTGAGGTTTCTTCCCCATTTTACTGATACGTTCTTCGACTTGAACCATGAATTTTTTGTAATTTTTCATGTTAGCCACCAATCAAGTTTTTGATGAAATCTTTACCGGCATCGATGATGCTATCACCAAGTTTTGTTCCGGTCAATACTGATCCGACTAGCTTTGCAAAAGATGAACTTGTTTCGGCGTCGATTTTCTCACGAGCAAGTTCAGCCTGCAACACCGCAGTAGCCATCGATGCAGCACGATCTTCAGCACGCTCATAGCTGTCGAACACCATCTTCACCTGATCGCGATAAAGCTGCACTTCGTTGTTATATTGCGACAACGTCATGTTATTCATCGCACGAGCATTCTCGAAGTTGGCAGCGTTGGTTGCTGCCGTATTCGCTGTGCTGATTTGAGCCAACAACTGCGCGTTAGCTTGATCGATGATGGTACGATTCTTGACGTTAAACTCTTCACGCTGAGCCTGCATCTGACTGTTAAACTGCGCCAGAGCATTTGCCTGTCCTGCATTGAATTGCTCCATAGCATTCTTTTGCAGCGCGTTAAATTGTGAAACCTGTGTCGTAATCTGAGAATTAAACTGATCTGCCTGTTGTTGACTTGAGGCATTAAATTGACGGGCAGCATTTTCTGCTGCGGCATCAGACATAATTGACTGCGTCAACTCCTGCGCCTTGAACATCGCCATTTGTTGCTGATTGCTCATGTTCGCAACAGACATTTGCAGGAAGTTCTGAGCATTGGCAACAAGGGCTTGCTGACGAGCGCTGAGGTTTGCCGTCTGCATGTTGGCGATAGTGGCAGCGTTTGCCATCACCGTAGCCTGTCGATTGTTCAAATTGGCAAGATCAACACTCTGAGCCAGACGAGCATTTTCCAAATAAACTTGCTGCTCGGCAGTGAAGTTCATGTTGGCGATGTCGGCAATCTTTGATGCATTCAACACACGAGTTTGGAATGCTTGATCAAACTCTTGTCCGAGGAACTGAGCACGCTGTTGTGCAGACAACACAGCAACCTGCTGACGATTCGACAGATTCTGTGATTCCATCTCTCGGTATGCAGCAGCGTCAGCACTAGCAATTGGAATAGCCGACTCCATCGCAGCCTGAATAATGGCTTGCCCTGCCATGCTAGAGGCACCAAGACCACGCTGTGCCAACATTGCCGTTGCAGCACGAACAGCACCTGCTGCCCACGGAGGAGGATTGCGCGTGTCGAAGTCAGCAGTGAGCTTAGTAAGCTGACCCTGAACCGTCATCTCTTCGCTTATACGACCCTGTGCTGCTTGCGTCTGTGCAATGGCTTGTTCAACACGTTGCTGATCAACAGCAGGGCCGGTAACGAGTTCGCCCTCTTGTAGCGTGCGTTGTGCTTGCTGCACCTTCTGAGCTTGATCAAGCGTCTGAGCCTGAGCCATAGCCGCTTGTTGCTGTTCAGGAGTGATCTGTGCAGCTTCAATAACAGGTGCTTTTCCGGTGAATGGTGTCAAAGGAGCAAGCGCTTCCATGACAGCACCCGTTGTTCGAACTGTACTTATCGGGGCAGGCGTAACAGCAGTAGGAGCAGCAACAGCCGGTGCAGCCTGTGCTGTCGTAACGGCTGCTGTAGGTGCTGTACCGGCAGTATACTGCTCAGCATCAAGCTGCATCTCGGGAGTAACTTCGGTTTGAGCAGCTTGTGCTCGCTCCACGGTGCCGACCTGCGGAACACCAGTTTCGCTATATTGGGTTGTTGGCACCTGACGAGTCGGCTTATTCTTATACTCTTCAGAATTCAAAAGCTGTTGACGAATCTGATCGGGAGAAAACTTAGACGTCTTATAAAACTGAAGACCTGCCGCATCAGGCTCACGACCAAATACGTCCTTATATACAGAAGCAATTTCTGCATCGGTTGCAGGAGTGCCCGTAGCAAAAGCTTGAGCACGCTCTGCTTCAGGACGCTTCTTATATTCTTCAGAGTTTAGAAATTGCTGTCGAATCTGATCTGCTGAAAATCCAGAGGTTTTGTAGAAATCAAATCCACCAGTGTCGGCTTCTCTGCCGAGAACAGAGCGATAAAGATTTTTGATTTCATCATCAGTTGCAGGAGTACCCGTAGCAAACTTCTGAGCTTGCTGTGCCTGAGAAGGAGGCGTCGTCAATGGCATATTCGCCATTTCTTTAGAGCGATCTGCCGGATTGATTCGTTTTTTCTCTTCTGTGGTTTGATCTGGGGGCGTTGTCGTATAATTAGTAACACCGGCTTTGCGTGCTTGCTCGGGATTGCCATACATCTTCCCGTCGGGGCCATAGACAACTACTTGAGGGCCAAAAGTGTCATCAGTGACCCCACCCGGCATAGTAGTAACGCCTGTATTGGTGCCACTAGTAGCATTTTTAGCTAGGGCTGAAAGCGTAGCGTTGGGATCATAAACATCGCCACCAGTCTGATACTTCTTCACCATGCCGCCCTTTGCCATATACTTATCGGCAATCATTCCATACTTCATGGCGAGAGCAGGCGAGCTTTGCAAAAACTCATCGAAGCCCTGCATGGGGCCGTCGTAGCCAAGCTTACGGGCTACGATCTCTTTTTGCTTAGCGGTAAATTCTTTGCTCATGTTGTTCTCGGTGAAGTAAGTGCATCGTTGATGTAGGGCATTAGCGACGGATTATCCCTCAGAAGAGCAATGAGTCCGGCAACTACGCAAAACACTTGTCGTTCTGTCATCTCAAGTTGAAAGATTTCGTCGATGACATGAACAGCTTCGTGAATCAGTGTATCACATTCTAGAAGCTTTTGTTGCCCTGCCCTAAGAGAAATGACACTTGTTTCAAAATCTACGCCACCATCTTGATCTTCATATTCTTGCAGCTTCACAACATCGTATTCACGACCTATGATTTTCAAGAGGTTGGGTGTATTCACAGTTTATCCTTTTCGAACTTCTTTATAGATCTGATAGACTTTATGACCAATCATAATGACGGTGTAGATGAGAGTCGCCCAAACAAGAATCTCTGAAACCGGATAACCAGCAAGTGTTGCAACTGATACTGCCGTTGGTGGCGCAGCTTTAGCTGCAATCATTGCTCCAGATTCGGCGGCGTGTTGGGCGGTTTCCATAGTCATTTTAGTAGTTCTGCTTCTGCTTGTCTTCGCAGTGTCAGTCCCCTCAAGACTCTACCTGCGGCTTTATTCCACTTAACTATCTCTTCTTGGGCACCTGCCCAATCCTCAGCATCAACACGCTTTTTAAGCGTACTAATCCGATAATTGCCAAGGCCACAGTTATATGCGAAAGAGATGATTGCGGCAAGCCGACGAGGAGGTTGTTTTGCCAAAATTGGCGAAAGTTTCAACACCCCTGTAGCAAAATGCAGCAAATGATTATCTAGTTCTTGTTGTGCCTTCTGTTCCGTCCAGACTGTGCCGGGAACAATGTCAGGGCCGGTACAGCCCCATCCAATCGTCCACGGATGTCCACCTGTACCGGGATCGGGATAGGCTGTACAGTCCCCATTGGCAAGGCGTTTGGCATAGCCCTCAAAGGGCTTTACCAACACCTCGCCTGCGATTTTAATCGCTTCTTTCATTGCTTATTATATTTTTCGATGGAGCGACCAACGAACCAGAACGTCAGACACATGTTCAACATGGCAAAGTCATCAACGTCCCATGACTGACGCAAAATCTCAGCCCAATGACCACCCGTCTGCATTGCCAATGTAATGGCAGCAATCTTCACTGCGGCATACATGAAGAACAACGCCCACGTAATGCCGGGACGCACTAGAGCCGATACAGCAGCAACAAACCAACCGGCTTCCTTAGCCGTAGCAGACTGCTCTTTGAATGCTTCTTTGATGGTGTCAAGCTGTTGAACGGAATAATCGACATAGCGCTCTTCCATCTTGAATTGACCGCGCATCTTCTCCAGATCAGTCTGAAGCGTGAACATAGACAACTCATGCTTGCGCTCATTGCCTTTGTCCATAAACTTCAACACTTCGGGAGCAAGACGAAACAAACCACCGAAGATACTACCAAGCAAACCACCACCCAACATTTCTAACATATCAAGCTCCTAAAGCAACAAAAAACAGAAGAGCGCCAATACCACCAACGCCCAACGATACATAGAACAAAGACATCATCACTGCCAAAATTGCAGCAGACGACAACACGATGGCAAGCTGTAGTGCCATTGCCGAATATGAGAACCAAGGCGACTTAATCTTTGCTGCATCTCTCGCAGCCTCTGCTGCACGCGCCTTAGCCTCAATTTCTTCCATGTCACCGCGCAGACGAACAACTTCGTCTTTAGAGCCTGCGACTTCGTGGATGGTGGCTCTAACGTTCTTGGTGCCATACCACGTCCACAGGTTGTTAGCGGCTATGGTGCTGTTAAGTACAGCAGATGAGTTTCGTCCGGCAAAGTAATTTGTAATAGCAAGACATAAAGCAAAGATGCTAATGCTAATCGCAGCAAGTGCTTTGACATATGCTTCCCTCTCAGAGCGAGTAGCGTTCGCAGGTGGTCGTTTAAAACTCATTGTTGTACGCTGTTAATAATATAATAACCAATGGCAATAACTGCCGTCAACAAGAATGCAATAGCTGCACCATATTTAACATTGAGCATGAATTCTTTTTGTCGCAGTCGGTGTTCGCGCTCTTTCTTTTCGCGCTCCTTCTTCAGCCGAATGCGCTCCATGATCATTTCGTTATAGACATTCTCACCATAGTGAGCAATGATGAGAATCTTCAACTCATATTCTTGTTTTATAAGCGCTTGCTTATGCATGGTGATCTGTAGAGCTTCTTGCTCGACGCTATCATCATGAAGTAGTCGCTTAAAAACAGATTGCTTTTTGTTGGCTTTCTCAGTGGCAAGGCGATTGAAGTCGCCAAAGGCTCCATACCATTTGCCTATTTGACCGGCAACGTCCTGTATTTCACGACCCGTAGCCACAAGTCTTTTAACAGCGCCAAAGGCAGCATTAGCTGCCGACACTGCTGCGAGGATGCCGGTGATTGGTTCCATCAAACACCAGAGATGGTATTGCCTGCGCTACCGAAAGTAATAACGTCTGCTGCGCTACCTGTTGAAATTACTTCGGTAGCACTTGCATTAGAAATAATATCTGTATCAATCTCAATTACCTGTAATACTTCTTCAACCGGCGTGGCAATCCACATCTGTTCAGATTGACTCCAGTCATACTTCATGCCGGGTTCGTTCGGGCACACGGGGCGCACCACCCATCCGGGCGGGAACCACCACACCACCTCCTGACCTTCGCCGGGAGTCGGGGCTACCTCGACTTCGATCCACCCTTCGGTGCCGTCAGTCTCAGTCTTGGGGATAGAGCCGTTCTTAGAGTAAAGCATCATTGATCCTGCCATTGAGAGCGTTGAGGGGTGAACGATGTGGTGTACCGGGCATAGCCCTTGGTTAGACGGAGGTCGTCAATATAGCCATTGATGCCTCCCGCATTACTTGGGTTGTTCTGCCAAGTACCAAACAACCAAAGTTTCCTAGTTGTATTTATATTGATGCTGGCTGTTAATGTAGTGCTTGCCACCTGCGTTCCATTAACATACATCTTAAGAGTTCCAGCATTTCTTACAAACGCAATGTGATACCAAATGCTAGTGCTTAAAGATGTTGTTGCTAAAGTTACATTATCAAATATGTCCCAAGCAGACCCGTTAGTAGACCCCCACAACTTCCATGTATTGCCTTGTTGGACAATATTGAATGGGCTTACAACACCAGCACCATCATCTTGTGCATAGATGGATGCTCCATAAGTGCCGCCAGAAGGCAGTGAGTTGTAATAAACCCAAAATTCATAAGTCCAGTCCCCAGAACCATTAATATAGTTTGTGTACTGCGATGGGGGAGCAGTAAGAACATCTCCGTTTCCATCAAACGCCATCGACGCCCCGCCGAACTTGCTCTGCGCGGTGCTGATCTGCGCGTTGCCAACCGTTTCAAGGTTGTTCATCTCGGCGTTGTCGAGGATGCCTGCGTTGGTGAAGTTAGCGAGGAACTGCGTGTTAGTAATTGAGGTTGGAGGAGTTGTTGGAGGAATAAATGTACTTGTGCCGTACACCGCTGTTCCGTTTACAAAACGAACTGCAGACATATACCCGACAACCGGGTAAATAGCCGACCCCGAGAAGTCTCCAATTCGTAAAACATCTGTTCCTGTACTTGGTGCGCTTGAACTTGTTCCTAGCGATGTGGCAACACCATTAACGAAGCCAACATAAGAGTTTCCGCTGCGGGTAACAACAACGTGTTGCCATTGGTTTGCAACAAGAGTGCCAAAAGAAGCGTTAATAAAATAAGTACCGCTGTTGTTTGACGACAGCGCAAGTGACCAAGCGGTTCCATTGCTATACACCTGAATGCCGTTGCCCTTGCTGTACCATTCCCTAATGCCTGATGCAGACTTTGGGTAGGCCCAAAACTCGATGGTGAAATCACCACTGGGCGTCAAGACACTATTGCTAGATATGTCTAAATAATCCCCACTCCCATCAAAGTACCCACTCCCGCCATCAGTGCCTGCGGCATAGGGCGCAGTTGGATTGAACGGGCTGAAGCGTTGGACGCTCGGAGTTCCTCCGCCAATGGAAACGGTGAAGTTGTTGGTGCTGTTGTCGACAAACCTGTTGGACTGGCAGGTCAGCAGCGAGGTGTTGGTGATTGCCGTGAGCGGTGAGGTCGGGACGGTGTAGGTCGATCCCGAGTAAACCGCTGTTCCTTTGACAATTCTGACGTTGCTGATGTAGCCGGGCAAATCAAACCCCGGCACATTCAACCCAATCAAAAGTGCTTGAGAGTTATCAAGGTTTTCAGTCCATGTAAGGGTGTCACCGCGAGTCCCGTTGGCGTAGCAGGACAGCGTTCCAGATGACCGAACAAACGCAACGTGATTCCAAGCATTTAACGTGATAGCAGGGGTCAGCCGATCTGTATTATTCGATCCAGTTGCAATGCCAAATGCGGTGCTCGCAGACCGATAAGCAATACGCCAATCACTTCCGGTAAAAGTGCTTTGGTTACGTTTACTGATGAGGCCATCAACATCAGAAATGCCGGTTACAGGAAACACCCAACATTCAATCGTGAAATCTCCGGTGCTTAAATCTAGGGCGGCATTGTCTGCAACGCTCAGATAGTCCCCGCTGCCATCAAAGTAGTTCGACCAGTTGCTCCCAAACGGCGCAAAGGTACCCTGCGTCGTGTTGCCGTTGCGGGTGATCGTGAAGTTGTTGGTGCTGCTGTCGAGGAACGTGTTGTTCTGCGCCCCGTTCGTGCCGTTGCCGTGCAGCATCAGGGTCACATAGCGCCAGTAAGGATCAACCGCAGGCCACAGATTCTGACTCAGCAGAGACTGATACTGGCTCATGCTGTATACGCCGTTGCCCTGATTGCCCAGTGCCGGGTTGGGCAGCGTGGTCAGAGGAAATGGGTTCTGCGTGCTGACAGCCGTGTTGCCGTTGACCGTGATGGTGAAGTTGTTGGTCGAGCCGTCGCGGAAGGTTCCGTAGGCACAGGTCAGCAGTTGGGTGTTGGTGACGGCTTGCAGTTGACCCGATGGAGGGTTGAAGGCCGTACCGCTTGGGTACAGGCAAGTACCCTTCACGAAGCGCAGATTGCTGATGTACCCACTAAAGTAGAGCGCGTCATAACTTCCGTACCGACCAATACCAAACGGGTCAGAAGAATCGTTCAGCGAGTTGGTTGAGACAGAAACCGTCGCGGCCTGAGTTCCGTTTACATACAGCCGGATGGTCGTGCCATCACGGACTGCGGCAATATGCGTCCATGCATTAAGAGGAACCGCCGTCGAACTTGACGCACTGTAGTAAGTTGCACCTGATCCGGCCTCAACAATTGGTTGGTTCGACGAGGTAAGAGCGATGCCAAAACTCAACGAAGTGGTTTGACCCGCAGCGTTGAGTTGACCCGCAATCTTTTGTGAGCCGGTGGCGGTTGAGAAAATCCAAGCCTCAAGCGTCCAGTCACCCGATCCAACAGTAAACGCTGCGCCATCAGGGGCAGTCAGGTAATCCCCCGACCCATCAAACGCCCCCGAGAACCCGCCCGGAGGGTTGTAGATCAAGCCGCCAATGTATCGTTGACTCATGTTCTGTCCTTATT